GGAACCTCGTACTCCTGCGGGAATACCGTCAACAAAGCCGAGAGCCATCGGGCTGATCATGTAGTTATCATATCCAGAGGATGCGTTTTGATTTACTCCGAGAGCGGATGAGTAGACATCAACACCGAAGAGAGATCCTTTATAATTCTCGCCTTTCGCTTGTAGCATATCCATTGAGGACTGCATACGGCTAATTGCATTTCCTGTCTCATTACGAAGGCTATCTTGTAGCTCGGTCAATGCTTTTGGCGCGAGTACGCATGCATATGGTCCAGGAGCTCCGCCAGCTGAGCCGGTACCGAATCCGGCTTGCTCGAGTTGAAATATTGCGTCGAAGAAATCATCAACAGAGAGAGTCGTTGTGTTCGCTCCTGCTGTCTGGGTGAAGGAAGCAGCAGCAGCACCGGTCAAAGCAGCGAATCGGGTCTCGTAAGATCCTGCAATCGACTGAGCAATTCGGAAAGGATCAATGTCAGAACCACCGAATCCTGTCATAGAAGCGAGATCAGACATCTCGTAGATGATGTATTGACGAGCAGCGATCAGATCTGCGCTGTTGATTGTCAGAGCGGTTTTATTTGCGCTTTCGTCTGAGATCTCGTTTGTGGCTGCTGCCATGCTATCATATCCGTCAAGACCAGCAAGACGAACACGAACGGTGTCGGAGCCAGATCCATTGATAGATCCTTGGTAGCTCAAAAGACCAGTATTTCGGAGGTTAGAGTTATCTTTGAGAAGGAGGTTAATTTCTTGAGAGATGACTGCGGAGAGACGCAGGATATTCTCCATATTCGAAAAGCGAATCGGATCAACTGTTGCCATGGTAGCACCTATTTGTTAGAGTGAGAGTATAGTCTGAGAGCGTTCTGAGACTTCTTCTGCTGTTACCGGGGCGACCGTATCTCTTTCTCTGCTGTCTACTATATTATAGCATAAAGAAAGAGGTTGCAACAATGATAGATATTTTTGCGAAATGGAAGGACGGAGATCTGGTCTGTGTACCCAAAAAGAGAAGAGGGATGTCGAAAGGAGAGTATCTCAGAGCGTTACATATATGTCAGCAGTTCAACAAGATAAAATTAAAAAAGGGAGCAGACAAGAAGTCTGCTCCCAATCGATCAGAGGATGATCAGTTGTGGCTGGAATTTATGAATACTAGTGCCAGTACCAGACAATAAGACCGTCTGCATTCGCAAGAGCAGCACCGAAAGTCAATCGAGCAACACCACCAGAACCACCAGTACCGGAGATCTGATACTCATCATTATCCGCAGCAGTATCACCGAGAGCAGTCATATTTCGAAGAGACAGACCATTCTTGAACACGAGCACAGAGTTAATTGCATTCGCTGTCAGAGCTTGAGACAGGTCGAGAGTAGTTGTCGATCCTCCGGAGATCTGGAAAGCCTGCTGCTTGAAAGCAATTCCTAATTTCGCAGCAGTCACAGAAGAGTCGGCAAGCTTCGCAGCTGTGACACCAGTGTCCGCGAGAGCGGTTGTTCCGACGGCACCAGAGGCGATTTTTGCAGAACTAATCGCAGCAGAGGCGATCTTCGCAGAAGAAACAGCACTGTCAGCAATCTTCGCAGAAGAAACAGCATTGTCGGCAAGTTCGGCAGTGTTGACGGCATTGTCGGCAAGCTTCGCGTTAGTGATCGCATTGTCTGAGATCTTCGCTGTCTCTACACTATTGGAGGCCAATTTTGCGGCAGTGACATTCGCGTCTGAGATCTTCGCTGTGGTGATGGCATTGTCCGCGATCTTCGCTGTGAGAACAGCAGCAGAACCAAGAGCAGCAGAACCGACAGAAGCATCGATCAATTCATTCGCTCCGACTGAATCATCTGCCATTTTTCCGTTAGTGATGGCATTGTCCGCAATCTTTACGGAAGAGACAGCAGCATCCGCAATCTTTGCAGTACTGACAGCAGCGTCAGCGATCTTTGCTGTGGATACGCCAGCGTCCGCGATAGAGATTGTGTCTCCTTGCTTCTGTAGGCCTCCAGACGCACTCACTTTTCCGAGACCGGTAAATCTTTGGAAGGAGATAGAATCAGAGCCGAGAGAGGGTGCTGTATCGTTGATACAGACGAAGCCCTGGTCGCTAAAAGTGTTGCCCTGTAAACAGAACAGGAAGGCTCCGGGGTAGTCTGCTCCCTGGTCCATGTCCGAGGCACGAGACATGGAAGAACCTGCGCTGGTGTAGCTGTAGACGCCATTTTCGGCTGCTGATGTCTGACCGAAAAGGAGGACTCTGTCTCCATTGGAAAGAGTGACGCCATCGATCGCAGCAGGAAGATCCGATATGTCTACATTGCTATCGAGAGCGACTTTAACATTTTCTTTAACAGAGAGACCAGCAGCGACAGAGTCGACATAGCTCTTATTCGCAGCATGTCCGCTCGCAGAAGGAGTAGGGACAGAGACGGCACCAGAGAAAGAGTAATTGTCGCTTTCGTCTAGTTTGCTAGCGTCAACAGCATCAGCAGCGATCTTCGCTGTGGTGACTGCTCCGTCATTGATTTTTGCAGTTTCGACGGCATTGCTGGCGAGTTTGGCAGCGTTGACTCCTGCGTCTGCGAGCTTCGCTGTCGTGACAGCAAGAGAGCCGAGAGCGGCAGAGTCGACGGCACCGGCGGAAAGTTTCGCGCTAGTGACAGCATCGTCCGCGAGCTTTGCAGTCTCAACGGCAGCAGATCCGAGCTTTTGAGCTGTGACAGCTGCGTCATTCAGAGCAGCAGTGAGAACGGCAGACGCTCCGATTTTTCCTGATGTGATGGCATTGTCCGCGATCTTTACTGCTGTAACAGCATTGCTCGCGAGTTTGGCTGCTTCGATAGCGGAATCGACTATCTGTGCGCCTTTAATTTGAACAGAACCCATGGGTTATACTCCTGTATTTTTGTTTGTAAATTGCAATTCAGTAGTCTCCGAATGTTCTTGTTTTTTCCTACGACTGAGGAGTGTAATCGATTGTAAGAAAGTCTCCTGCTTCTGGAGAGAAGCCGGTCGTCGTGAATGTGTTCGAATTGTGCTCGGAGAATGTCTCTCCTTCCACTTGTCGCACTCCATTATAGTAGACCCGAAGAGATCCTGCTTTATAATTTTCTGGAACAGTGAAAGACGTATTTGATCCGTTACATTGTGAGGATAGGTCCGCTTGTTTCATCTCTTCTCCTGTCCCTTGTTCGTTAAAAAATGCGAATCGAAACATGTCATAGTTCCTCGAGGACGATCGATATTTCTGCATTTCCAGAGGAAGACGCGACGAACATAGAAGAAGGACGATTCATTCCTCTCCCGAGACGTAAGACAATATAATTCGCTGTGGGGACTGTCATTCTGTTTGATGGAATTGCTCCTCCGTCTGTGGCTCCATTGCGACAGACATAGATCGTCTTTCCTGGGGATCCGATACTGATCTGTGAACATGCAGACGGAAGAAGAATCTCTGTTGTCTCTGAGTCGTTCGCTGTGAAATTATGGAAAGCCGGATAGGTCTCCAGATTCCGAAGATCCTCGCTCATGATTGTCTCCTATTGCGATTCTTCCATGCCTCCCGGACTTTGTCTCTGTTCGCTGCGTAAAAGTCTGGATCCTTCAGAGCACGATCCAGAAATCCGGGACTATCAGGAGCGGGAATCGCTCCGACATTCGTCTTCGGTGCTTCGTATGTCTGTGGTTGTTCTTGGTATGTGTATTCCTCTGTCGATTGCTGCGTCTGTGGTGTGTCTGTTTCTTCTGCGATCATCTTGAGTGCTTGTAGGTGTGGGCGGATTGTGATCGGTGCGCTCTCGGGGCTCTGGACCTGATTATCAAGCCACTCCGAAAGAGACACTCTCTCTTTGTCGGATACTCCTTTTTGCGCTCTCTCGTAACTCCATTCGATAGCCTCTACGAGATCCGGATCTGTCAGACCATGCTTCGATATGCTCTGGTATCGATCGAATCGCTTCTCCGCTGTGGATAGTTTCCCTTGCATCTCCTGGAGTTGCTGATTCAGGATGTCGACAGAGGACATCGCTTTCTCTGCTTTCGATAGTCTGCTCTCTGCGTCCTCGAGTGCTTTCTCTGCGAGTGTCGCTCTCTGGGCTACCTTCGATACTCTCTCTTTGATGATGTTCTCTACTTCTGTTTTCAGGACATATACTCGTCCTTCGTTTTCTATTTCGGTCATGTAGTCTCCTTATGGGTTAGATTGTGTATTGTGCTCTCTCTGCTCGGATGCGCTCTAATTGCTGCTTCGCTTCGATGGGATCAAGATCCGGATTGAGCATTTGCATCGCATCGACAGGAGAGATCAGTCCTGCGCTTAATTTCTGTATGATGTCTTCTCTCTGTGCTCGCATCTCTTCAGGAGATAGTCCGAGAGGAGTATAAACAACCCGATAACCTGATTCGGGAAGGTTGGCACCCAAGAAACGATTAGATAACATAGCGCATTTTGCGAGCATCTCCTCGTCGGCTCGTCGGAATACAGGAGCATATCGTCTCTGCGCTTCTCGTTGTCCGTCTCTGGAGATAGAAAGAGCATATCCGGATCTCGGGTCTCCGCTCTGTCTCAGAACCTCGGAAGAGATCCCTGCTGCTGTCGCGACTCGATACTCATA